TGGATATGGGTGACTGGTGCGGGGATATGCCTGTTGTAGACGACAAAGATACCAAGCTGATCCACTACCTTGCCAAGCACGGACACTACTCACCCTTCGGTCACTGCTTCGCATCCTTCCACATCAAGGCACCTATCTTCGTGGCACGACAACTGGTCAAGCATGAGTACCTGCGTATGAATGAGATTAGTCGTCGTTATGTCGATAGTGAACCTGAGTTCTATGTACCTGAGGTGTGGCGTGGTAGGGCTAAGGATAAGAAGCAAGGGTCATCCGATAATCTTGACTGGAACCACACACCTTACGCATATGAGCGGTGCTTGGCTAATTATAAATTTATGCTTGAGGTTGGTGTCGCCCCTGAAATGGCCCGTATGGTTCTGCCTCAGTCAATGTACACCGAGTGGTATTGGTCAGGTTCGATGGATGCCTTCGCTAACATGTGCAACCTACGTCTTAAGGAAGATACTCAGTACGAGACACGTCTGGTCGCACAACAGATCGACAAAGTGATGGGTGAGTTGTACCCGGTAAGTTGGAGAGCCTTGGTTAAAGGAGAATCAAATGATTAACGAGACTGACATCGAAGCTATGGCACCAGAGAAAATTAGCAACATCGTGCTTGTGGACACAGAAGAGCAGGAGGGTGGTGGCCTGAAGATCACCTACACCCTTGACGATGATTCCACTAGGGCGATGGCTGCTATCGGTGTAGAGTTTATCCTGTACTGTGCTGCTGCAAAGCTTGACATTCAGGATGCCATGAAGCATATTCTCTCTCTGGCTAAAACAGAGGACTAAGCATGAACCGAAATCACGGGCCTTGTCCCCTTGAGGGATGTGACAGTGAGAACGCTTTCTCGTGGAATGAAGAGGGATACGGCAACTGTAAAATCTGTATGGGTACTTACCCCAGCAAGGGGATGAGGCTCAAGCCTTGGGCAAAGGAGAGATACCCGTTGAAAGAGAAGATTGATGTAAGAAACCTGCCCGTCTCAGGTATCACATACGATGGCATCCGTGGGATCGACCCTGATGTGTGTAAGCAGTACGGCATCCAACTCCAGACTGATGCTGAGGGCAAGCCTGTGCGCTACGCCTTCAAGCACGAAAACAATGTGAAGTACCGGGGCTACGAAGAGAAGGTCTTCTGGACTAAGGAGAAGGGTCAGCCCTTTGATAGTCTCTTTGGGCCTGAGTTCAATGCTGGTACTTCCAAGCGTATCTACATCACGGAGGGGGAGTTCGATGCCGCATCCCTCTACCAAATCCTTGGCAAGACATACCCTGTGAAGTCTCTTCCCTCTGCCAGCATTGGGGAGAAGTTCGTCAAGAAAGAGTACAAGTACCTCAACAGCTTCCAAGAGATTGTGTATGCTGGTGAGCTTGATGATGCTGGTAAGAAGGCGGCAGAGGTTCTGTATGGGGCTTTCCCTCAGAAGTTCTGGTATGTCCCCATGTCGCAGCACAAGGATGCCAATGAGTTCCTTACGGCTGGCGCAGGAGAGGCGCTAAAGTGGGCTGCGGTCAAACCCCAACGCTACACCCCTGACAACTTCTTCTGTTCATCCTTGGATGTAGAGAAGGCTATCCTCACTGAGAACCCCTACGAGTATGTCCCCACGGGTCACTCAGGTATCGACGAGAAGTGCAGGGGTCTGGTCAAGGGTGGCATCACCTTCATCAAGGCACCACGAGGCACAGGCAAGACTGAGGTGATCCGTTACTTCGAGACTGCTATGCTGCGTGACCCTGACGAGCGTATCGCCCTCCTGCACATGGAAGAGATGAAGTCCACCACCTATCGTGCAATGGCTACCTACGAGTTGGGTTTTAATGTTCGTACAAAAGACGATGCTGCATATAACGCTGTCTCTGAGCAGGACGTGATTGAGGCTGCTATTAAGGCGACCAAGGGTGAGCGTACTATCATCTTCGAGATGCGCCTGCACGACGATCCTATGAAGCTGCTGGACTATGTACGTCTTGCTGCCTCGGTGTATGGCGCTGGCTTCATCTTCATTGACCACGTTCAGCGTCTCGCCTACCTGTCCTCTGCTGGTGTCGATGGTGCTACTTCCTTGCTCACTGCACTAGGCTCCCAGATGGCACAGCTTGCCAAGGAGTTGAACATTGGTGTGATCTTCATCTCACAGGTGAACGAGGATGGTCGGACTAAGTATGCTGCTGCCTTGGAGGAAGAGGCTATCATCTGCATTAAGATTGAGCGTGACGTTGAGAACGAGGATGAGGTGGAACAGAACACTACCTACTTCCACGTTGACAAGAACAGACCGTTTGCTAAACTTGGCTCAGCGGGTTCCCTCTTCTGGGATTCTGAAACAACACTGCTTCGAGAGGGCTTCTAATGATTGTGTTTGACGTGGAGACTGATGGGTTCCTTGACAAGGCCACGAAGGTCCACGTTCTGTCTTGGACACGTGACGGCAAGGTCTTCAACTCCACTTGTTCCTACAAGGACATGCGTGACCTTCTTGAGGAGGAGACAATCCTGATTGGTCACAACATTTGTAGATTCGACGTTCTTGTCTTGGAGAAAATCCTTGGCATCAAGATCACAGCCAAACTCTACGACACCCTGCCTATGTCTTGGGTTATGTACCCCCAGCGTCAACTCCACGGGCTTGAGTCCTTTGGGGAAGACTTCGGTGTGCCTAAGCCTGTGGTCACTGACTGGGAGGGGCTGACCTACGAGGAGTACAAGCATCGTTGTGAGGAAGATGTGAAGATCAACTGGCTCCTCTGGAAAGACCTTATCAAGCGTTTCAAGATGGTCTACGGCAACGACAAGGAGGGCATGGATCGCTTCTTCCAGTACCTCACCTTCAAGATGAAGTCTGCTGCTATGGCTGAACAGGCTGGCTGGCGCATCAACAAGGAGCTTGTGGAGAAGTCTGTGGCTACTTTGGAGAAGGCCCAAGAGGAGAAGGTCGAGGAACTGCGTCAGGTGATGCCTGCTGTGGCTAAGTATGTTGTCAAGTCCAAGCCTAAACAGATGACCAAGAAGGATGGCACCCACACCAAGGCTGCTATTGAGTGGTTCAACATGCTTGAGGAGAACGGCCTACCCCTCTTCCACGAGGATGATGTGCGTGTCGTCAAGAGCTACGAACCACCAAACCCTAACTCATCAGATCAGGTCAAGGACTGGCTCTTCTCCCTTGGCTGGCAACCCTGCACCCATGACTACAAGAAGAACGACGATGGCACTGAACGGCTTGTCCCTCAGGTCCGCAAGGATGGTGAGCTTGCACCCTCAGTCAAACTCCTGATTGAAGAGCATCCGGGTGTTGGTCTGCTTGATGGTTTGACTGTGATCCAGCACCGCAAGTCTATCTTCGAGGGTATGCTTGAGTCTGAGGTCAATGGCTACGTGAAGGCTGAGATTGCTGGCCTGACGAATACTCTGCGCTTCAAGCACAAGAAGCCTCTGGTCAATCTTCCGGGGGTGGACAAGCCTTGGGGCAAGGAGATACGTGGTGCTCTGATTGCTGACGAGGGGGGACTACTATGCGGTTCTGACATGGTGTCTCTTGAGGCTACTACCAAGCGCCACTTCATCTACCCATACGACCCTGACTACGTTGCTGAGATGTCTGTGCCGGGATTTGACGAACACCTCGACCTTGCAGTACGTGCAGGCTACATCACCAGTGATGACTACGACTTCTACACGCAGGCTGACGAGGACACTGTGAACGACAAGGACAGGTTCAAGTCAATCAAGAAGACCCGCAAGAAGTTCAAGCCTGTCAACTATTCTGCCGTGTATGGCGTTGGCGCTCCGAAGCTGTCCCGTACTACAGGCATGTCTCAGGCAGAAGCCAAAGTTCTCTTGGAAGCATACTGGGATCGCAACTGGGCAGTCCGACAGTTCGCTAAGGATCAGACAGTCAAGACAGTCAATGGTCAGATGTGGGTGAAGAACCCCGTCAATGGTTTCTGGTATACTCTTCGCTACGAGAAGGACATCTTCTCAACCCTCAACCAAGGCACAGGTGCATACTGCTTCGACCAGTGGGTTGCACACTACCTGACCAAGCGGCCTAACATTGTCGGACAGTTCCACGACGAGAGCATCAACAGGGTCAAGCGTGGCGAAGAGAAGGAGCATGAGTCGGTACTGCGTTGGGCAATCAACAAGGTCAACGAGAAGCTCAAGCTCAACATCAAGCTGGACATTGACGTTCAGTTTGGCACCGACTACTCAACTATCCACTAAAGGGTGTCTGGCGAGAAAAAGTTCTTGCTACCCTACCTAAAAACCTGATACAATTCTGCTTACAGAAAACAAGGAGCCGCACATGGCAAAGACTAGAATGGTTGTACTCAAAGGTTATGCTAATTGGGCTAAAATCTTTGAACAGAATCGTGACCTCACTGGTTTCGATAATCAACTGGCTGACAAGGGTGGGCAGTGTACCCTTGATATTGATCTCGACAAAGAGAACCTCGCAAAGCTCCGTCAGGCTGGCTACAAGCATGGTGGAAACCCTAGCCCGGACAACGAAGGACACTTCCGTGTTCGTCTGAAGCGCAAGTGGGAAGAGCAGTATGGTGGTGGCGCACCCAAAGTCTTCAAGGCAGACGGAACCACTTGGGACTTCAATGAGGATGGCGAAGTTGGTAATGGTTCAGTTGTGTCAGTTATCGCACAAGTCTACGACACTAACTACAAAGGCATTATCGGTTGTCGCCTTGAAGAAGTTAAGGTCGATGAGCACAAGGCGTATGTCACCAGTCGTATGAGCTTCGGTAATCCCGCAAGTGTACGGGAGGATGACAGCACTCCGAAGGACAGCAAAGCTAAGGCTAAGGTTGAGCTGGACGACGAGATTCCGTTTTGACAAGTAAATCCTTAGGCACCATCGTAGAGGACATTTACAGGGTGATCGAAGGGAAAGGGGGTTGGGATGCGACTGTCACAGAGTTTCTCTCAACCTCCATCGCTAATGTCGCAGAGGCTAGGTTTTCTCAGGAGCAAGTACCTCGGAATTACCTCAGCCTCTCCGGCCTTGGTTCCCCTTGTGATCGCAAGTTGTGGTACAAGATCAATCTCTCTGAGAAGTCGGAGCCACTAAAAGCAGAAGCCCTTGGAACCTTCTTCTACGGTGACCTGCTTGAAGCCCTTGTTCTGTCTCTCGCAAAGGCGGCAGGACACACCGTTGAGGGGATGCAGGACAGAGTAAATGTGTTCGGTATCTCTGGTTCTCGTGACGCCGTGATTGATGGGGTTACTGTTGATGTGAAGTCTGCCTCCAAGTATGGCTTCGAGAAGTTTCGCAATCACAGGCTTCGTGAGGACGATCCCTTCGGTTACATTAGTCAGCTTAGCTCTTATGTCTACGCAGGAAAAACTGACCCCTTGGTCAAAAACAAGACTGAGGGTGCCTTCCTAGTAGTGCAGAAGGACAGGTTCAAACTCTGCCTAGACCTGTATGACTTCACAGAAGAGATTGCCAATAAGGAGGAAGAGGTTGCAAGAGTTAAAAAACTGGTTGCTGGACCAATTCCAGAGGATCGTATCCCACCTGTCCCCCAGTCTAAGACATCTGAGAACACGGTACTATCTACAACTTGTGGATACTGCGACTTTAGGAAGGTCTGTTGGCCAGAAGCCAGAACTTTTCTATACTCTACCGGGCCTGTCTACATGGTGGATGTCGTCAGTGAACCTCGCGTAACGGAGTGGATTGAGTGAGAAAGAAGGTATCCCCAGAGGCTAGGGGGTATCGTTCAGGGCTAGAAGGGAAGGTTGCACAGCAGCTAGAGACGTTGGGGATCAAGGTTGAGTATGAAGCCTACAAAATCCCCTACGTCATCCCTGAAAGCTCACACAAGTATACCCCAGACTTCGTTCTTCCTAACGGCATCATCATTGAAACCAAAGGGAGGTTCGTACTTGCAGACAGAAAGAAGCATCTACTCTTGCAGTCCCAGAGGCCAGAGCTAGATATTCGGTTTGTATTCTCTAACAGTTCTGCCAAGATCAATAAGGGATCATCCACTTCCTATGCTGACTGGTGTATCAAGCATGGCTTCATCTTCGCAGACAAACTTATCCCAGAGTCTTGGGTCTCAGAGAAAGGCGACAAGGATGTTAGGCTGGCTACGAAAGAAGTTCTCAAGAAAAGAGGAAGAGCCTGAACAAACACTACTCTGGGGTGTAGTGGAGGGACCATTTGCCGCAAGAGAAATCCCGGACTGTGGCTTCCCTCCCGACTCTACCATGCTGGTACTGAAAGTATCCCGTGGTGAAGAAGTCTTCGATGCAGAGTTCTGGTTTGATAACTTCGACGAGGCGTATGTCCTAGTGAAGCACTTCCAGACCAACCTGCATCCAATCGTCCTCAACAACAAGGAGCCTTAAGATGGCTACTAAAACAGTCGTTGTATTCTCGTGCGCTCATGCCGATCCAGAAACAAGCAATGTTCGGTTCAAAGCACTAGGACAATTCCTCTATGACCTCAAGCCAGACATGGTGTTTGACCTTGGGGATGGCGCAGACATGAGGTCTCTTAACAGCTATGATGAAAGATACCCTAAGGCACTGGCTTCGCAAAGCTACCAGCGTGACATTGAGTCCTATAACATGGCTCAAGAACTCCTCCGTCACCCCTTCAAACACCATCGGAAGAAGCGACCATATTGGGTGGGATTTGAAGGAAACCACGAGAACCGAATTAAAAAGTACATCGCCCTTAATCCAAGAAATGAGGGAGAAAAGTACGGGGTTTCCTTTAGCCATCTTCAAACAGACTACTGGTTCGACGACTACCACGGATACGAAAACTCCGGTCCAGCCATTGCAGTCTACGACAAGGTTGCGTATGCCCACTACTTTACTTCGGGTAATTCTTCTACTGCTACTGGTGGCATTCATCATGCTTACACCCTAGTCCAGAACATGAGTTGCTCTGCTACCTGTGGACACTCCCACAAGCGTGACCTCTCCTTCAAGGATGGTGCTATCCCGAACGGGAACATTGGTCTTGTTGTGGGTTGCTTCAAGGGTGCAGAAGAGCACTGGGCAGGTCAAGCAAACAAGCAGTGGTGGCATGGTGTGGTAATCAAGAGAGAACTGGCAGACGGCATGTACGAGCCTGAGTTTGTTTCCCTCAACCAGATTATGAAGATGTATCAAGAATGAAGTACGAAGTAACGATTACTGTGGCAGTCCACCCCGAAGCAGCGTTTGTAGGAACAGACGACGAAATGGAACAAGTCTACGGCCTAGTAGAGTCTGCAATGTTTGATGTGGATGATCTGGTGATAGACGAACTGGAGGTAAGAGAGCATGGCTAAATGGAAAGCAGACACTGAGGATCAGGCTTTTGGGTACTGGTCACATGATACAAAACCTCAGACACCCACTGAGATGGTCCGAGAGTTTGTCACACTGAGCGGGCAAAAACCTGACCCCAACCTTTACAGCGACCTTATCTCTGAGGAGTTTCATGAGTGGCTGGGTGAACCTGCAGGGACTCAGGGGGAACTCAAGGAATTGGCAGACCTACTGTATGTGATCTACGGATATGCCAATGCTCGTGGGTGGGACATGGGAGAAGCCTTCCGCAGGGTCCACGAGAACAATCTGGGCCGCATGTATCAACCTGATGGCACTATCAGACGTAGGGAGGATGGGAAGATCATAAAGAACAAGGACTACCCCAAGGTCAACCTAGAGGATTTAATCTCTTGACTCACCCCCTCAAATCTGTACAACTAGGCGGTTCCAAACCATGACAGTCCAAGAACTGATCGACAAACTACAGAATGTCAGAGACAAGTCTGTCCCTGTTGTACTCACACAGTGGTCTATCCAGAACCCCATGTTAGCTAAAGCTGACGTAACTACAAACAGGATTGTTGTCCAAGCCCACCGTGTCGCAATCCTCATTGACTAAGAAAGAACAAGATGAACAATCACTTACCTACTGACTATCAGGCCTTTATCCATACTTCGAGGTATGCGCGTTGGCTTGACGAAGAGAACCGCCGTGAGACTTGGGCTGAGACTGTCTCCCGCTACATGACTAAGGTTGTCGTTCCGAAGACCCGTGACGAGATTGTTCTTGATGACCTTGAACAGGCTATCCTTGGCCTTGAGATTATGCCTTCGATGCGGGCCTTGATGACTGCTGGTCCTGCATTGGAGCGTGACAACACCGCTGGCTACAACTGTTCGTACCTCCCGGTGGACGACCCCAAGTCCTTCGACGAAGCTATGTTCATTCTGCTGTGTGGCACTGGTGTCGGCTTCTCTGTTGAGCGTCAATACATCCAGAAGCTGCCTGAGGTTCCTGACCAACTCTTCGTCTCTGAGGATGTTATCGTAGTCCACGACAGCAAAGAGGGCTGGGCTAAGGCATTCCGTAAGCTGGTGGCTATGCTCTACGCAGGGGAAATTCCTACGTGGGATACCTCGAAGGTCCGTAAGGCTGGCGCTAAACTCAAGACCTTTGGCGGTCGTGCCTCTGGTCCTGCACCTCTGGAAGACCTCTTCCGCTTCACTGTGGCTATGTTCAAGGGTGCTCAGGGTCGTAAGCTCTCGTCCATTGAATGCCATGACCTGATGTGTAAGATTGGTGAAGTTGTCGTTGTGGGTGGCGTACGTCGCTCTGCAATGATCTCTTTGTCGAACCTGTCGGACGACCGTATGCGTCAT